ATTGGGCGGGAACCGGGCAGGCAAGACAGAGTGGGCGGCTAAAAGGATGGCTCAAGCGTTTGTGGGGGCTGACTTGTCCGGGAACGTGCCGCCTTGGATATTGGAAAGGATTCACCAGCGCGGTCTCCGCATTTGGTGTTTGCATACCAGCAGTATGACCAGCATCGCGATGCAGCAGACTGTGTTCTATAAATATCTTCCCGCAGAACTTAAAAATGCTAAAAGAAACAACAACATTCAAATCAGCTTTACTCAAAAGAACGGATTTAGCGAAAACACGGCTGTTTACATGAAAAACCAGATTTGGTTCCTGAATTACAAGCAGGACATCAAGGTTGTTGAGGGTGGCGAGGTTGATTTTGTTTGGTGCGACGAACTTGTGCCTCAGGACTGGCTGGACACCCTGCGCTACCGCTTGGTTACCCGAAATGGCAAGTTGCTTGTCACCTTTACCCCGGTTCAGGGCTACACCCAGACGGTAAAAGACTATGTAAATTCCGCCAAGATCACCAAGTGGAAGGAAAGTGAGCTTCTGCCCAATAACAACGTCTTGGGCGTACCCGCAGGCCACATGCCCTATACGGCGGAAAACATCTACGGCAGGCACGCCTGCGTCTGGTTCCATTCCAAGTTGAACCCGTACAACAACTGGACCCGCATGAAGCAGGAGCTTGCCGGAAGATCCTCTCATGACATTAAAATCCGCTGCTACGGCTGGGCCGACCAGACGGCTGGTACAGAATTTCCCTACTTTGGCGAGGTTAACATCTTTAAGGGTGATGTTATGGAACTTGTCCCGGAAGGCACAAACTACATGGCAATCGACCCGGCGGGTGCCAGAAACTGGTTCATGCTCTGGGGCAGGGTGGACATGGACGGCATCCTGTGGATTTACAGAGAATGGCCTGACCAAAGTTACGGCGAATGGGCTTTGCCAAGCGATAAACCTGACGGCAGACCCGGCCCTGCACAAAGAAGCGGAGCTGGAAGAGGGGTCAACGAGTACAGCGAGCTGATCTGGGGACTGGAAACGCAGGGAAACACTAGGGAAGATATTGTTGAACGCTATATCGACCCTAGAACCGCAGGTACGGAAACCATCACCAAAGAGGGTGGAGTCACCATCGTGGACTTGTTTGCCGAAGCTACGGTTCCTCTGTACTTGTTGCCTTCTGCTGCGGTTCCGGTCGAGGAACGGGTCATTTTAATTAATGACATGTTATGTTACGACAGGGAAAAGCCGCTTGATAGGGAACATAACCACCCTAAAATAATGGTACATGAATCTTGTCAAAACTTGATTTATAGTTTAAGGGAGTGGACTGGGGCGGATGGACAAAAAGGTGCCAGCAAAGATCCTATTGACGCTTTGGGGTATCTTGTAGTCATGCAACCCAGACACTACGGTGGCGAACAATGGGAAAAGCAAGTTAAGCAAATGGCCAAATGCGGCTCCTATTGAACTTTAATTATCTATGTATTCAGCTTCTTCGGATCCTTTAGCAATAGCAACAGCCGTCCCTGACGTGGGGGATCTGTTGAGCGAGTACAATCGCGCAATGATTAATTCGACGCAGGGCAACCTGACGACGAAGTTTGATGACGTGCGTTTTGCTCGGTGGGCTGGCCAAAGTGATGACGGGAAAAAGCACAGCAATTTGCGTAACGAAGGTGACCCGGCATGGCCGTTTGAAGGTGCCAGCGACGTTCGTAACCGTTTAATTGATTCTACCTGCAACGAGCTTTCGTCGCTATTGGTAACGGCATTTGAGCGTGCAACAATTCGCGCAAGCGAGGTTGAAATGCAGGATATGTCGATTAGCGGCATAGCCACAACACTTTTGCATTGGGTTCGCGACAATAAGATGCCGCTTGAGCTTCGCAGGGAGGCTGAGCTTGGGGCGCAGTACGCTTTTCAGTACGGCTGGACGGCTTTCTTTGTAGGTTGGAGGCAAAACATCAGCAAACGCGAGCAGCCTGTTACGATGAATGAGATTGTTGCCTTAGCGCAACAGTCACAGAGCCCGACGCTCATGCAGTTGCCGGACTTAATCATGCAGCAGTCTGATGAGGCTGCGGCTATTCTTGAGGCTACAATTTCCGGCCTGACCGCCCGCGAGGCAAAGCGAATGGTTAAAGAACTTGCCACTACTGGAGTATCCTCTAGAGATGAAGAGTATATCAGCAAAAACTTGCCTGAGATCATCGCCCTTAAGCCTTGGGATGAAGTTCTTGTTCCACCTGAGACGGCAGACTTACAGCGATCCCGTGTAATCTTTCGGCGGACGTGGATGTCTGAAGTGGAAATTCGCGAGAAAATCACGACAGAAGGCTGGAACAAAGACTGGGTGGAACTGGCTGTGCAGATGGCTGGCAAGAGCAGCACGATGTACAACACGAACATCCTGCCAAGCACTGAGCTTCTTGTATACAATGGGCTGAACTACCAGAACATGATTGAGGTGGTGTACTGCTACACCAAGAGTCTGGACGGCAAGGCTCCGTGCATCTACTACACGGTTATCTGTCCGCAGGCGGCAGTGGATCACCCTAAAGAAAAAATTTCGTATGCTATCCATGAAAGACTCGATTACGCGCACGGAGAGTATCCGTTTGTGGAGTTCCGTCGTGAGTGCATCCGCCGTGCCATTACTGATACTCGCGGCGTTCCTGAGCTTGCACACACGGATCAAGATGAAATCAAAGCGCAGCACGATTCCATCCGGGATCATACTGCCTTCTCGACTCTTCCCCCCATCAAAGTCGTCAAACGCATTGGAGCCATTAATCGAGTTGGGCCCGGAGTCCAGCTACCTGTCGTAAGTCCAACGGACTACACGTTCATGGATCCTCCAGCTCGCGAGCCGAATGTTGCTTTTGAGCTGATTAAACAAGTCGAGGCAAGCCATGCCGCTTACTTTGGTACGGTTAATCCTAATGTTGATCCACGCAAAACACAGCTTGCTCAACAGATGCTGGTAAACACTTGGCTGCTTACTTGGCGGACGATCTTCCGGCAGATGTTTAGTTTGTGCTGCCAGTACATGTCCCCTGTTGAGATCCAGCGCATTACTGGAGGCCAACTGCCGCAAAACTTGTCTGACATCCACAACGAGTTTGATTTAACGGTCAAATTTGACGTGATGGATCTCGATAAAGAGTACATTGCGCAGAAGATTGATTTCCTTACCAAGGTTGCACAACTTGACACTGGCGGAGTCTTAAACAGAAACAAGCTCACTGAGATGATGATTCAGGCCGTTGCTCCAGAAGTGGCAAAAGACTTGATTCTTAATCCGCAAGATGCCAGCAGGCAGATGTTTAAAGATGTGCAGTCAGACATTGGCATGATGCTGCTCGGCAACGAGGCGCTATACCAAGAGAACGATCCGGCTGCACAGACCAAGCTGCAATACGCGCAGCAGGTGATGCAGGCCAACCCGAAAGCGCAGGCGGCTCTTCAGCAGGACGAGAACTTTAAAGCGTTGTTTGAGAACTACATTAAGAGCCTGCAAATGTCTGTTATGCAACAACAAAACGCGCAAATTGGCCGGATTGGAGTAACGCCAGTGGCACAGCAGGAGGCGCAACAGTAATATGACGGAAGATCAAAAGAACGCTTTTGGATTTTCAGGGAAAAACATTATTTGGTCAGAAACATGCAAGGTTCTTGAGCAATTACAAGAACAGCACTGGATGCTTGCTATAAGTAAAGACTGCAAAGGAGAAGATAGAATACATGCGGCTGGGCAGGCTGACGGAATTAATCTGGCTTTAAGCACGCTTATTGAATTAAGAAAACAAGCTAGACAATTAAATGGCTTGACTCCTGAAAAAGATTTGGCATAACGCCACTAACGGGCCTTCCAGCGTTACTGGATTGAATTAAAAGGGCTTGCTACCAATATAGCATGAATAACACAAATACACAGCCTGACGCCGGGAGTCAGGAGGCAGATAGTACACCCGTTGCAAATAACCTCGGAAAGGTTGACGAATACAGCTTAGCTGATTTTGTTAAATCTAATTTCCTAAACGAGGAGGAGGCGGCTCCAGCCAAAGAGGAGCAGCAGGCCGAACCTGAAGTAGAAACAGAAGAGACAGCAGAAGCTGACCCTGAAGTTGAAACTGAAGTGGAAGCCGATCAGTCCATTGATGAAGAAAGTGAACCTGAAAGTCCATTAAGCCGAGGCGTCCAGAAGCGCATCAACAAGTTGGTTGCTGCAAAAAAGGCCGCTCAGGTTAAATTGCAAGAACAGGAACAGCGATTGATTTCAATGCAGCAAGAGTTGGAAGCGGCAAAAGCTTCTGCGCCTGCTGTAAGGCAAGATATCAACAACTCGTTTGAAAATATTAATTCAGCTCAAGAGCTGGAAAAACATTTCAAACAAGCCGTAGATGTAATTGTTTGGTGTGAACAAAATCCAGATGGCGGAGAAATACCAATGCCAAATGGAGAAATGCTTGAGGTAACCTCAAAGCAAGTTCAGGCCATGAAGTCTGCCGCAATCAAGCATAAAGATCTTGAAATTCCAATTAGATACCAATATTTGCAACAACAGCAAATGGCGGAACCTTTAATCTTGCAGGATTTTCCTTGGTATAAAAAGCCCGAATCTCAGGAGTATCAAGCGGCAATGGCAATTGCGCGAGATTTTCCAGAGATTAAACGCAGGCCAGATTGGAAGCATTTAGCTGGAATAGTTGTGGAGGGGTTGAAGGCTTATACAGAAAAAAAGTCTAAACCAACATCAACGGCTCCGATTAAACGCGCCCCATCTCAACCTGCGCCAAAGGCAGCTCCAAGCGTAAGCAAGGATGATACTAAGACGGCTCAAAAGTCCTTCCTTAAGGATACTTCAAGCAGAGATGGATTGAGTGACCTAGTAAAAGCAATGGGGTTTGTGTAAGCCCCTTTAACTCAACAACCCAACTCAACTTATTTAGTTTTATGGCACTTCTAACTGAACCTAATCTTAGCGGTCGCGGTAAACGCGAAGACTTGATGGACATGATTGCGCTTGTCGATGCAAAAGACACGCCATTCACGTCTATGGCCCGTAAGGGCAGCAAGCCCGGAAACATGTTTTTCCGTTGGCAGGCAGACAGCAATCCTGCGCCAAAAGTTGGCGGCACGATTGACGGCACGGACGTTAGCACTTACACCAACTGGGATGTAGGCTATCGCGCCGAGCTGGCTAATTACGCTCAGGTGTTCCGCATGGACGCCGTTCGCGTGTCCAAGCTTTCCACTGACATTGCTCAAGTGGCAGGCGTGCGCGATGAGTTGGCGTACAACGTGTCCAAGTCGATCCTTCAGTGCAAGCGTTCGATTGAAACGACACTTTGTTCCAACCAAACCGCGCAACAGGACAACGGCTCCGTTCCCTACCTTACGGCAGGGATCCAGACATGGATCAGCACCGCTGGCACAGGAACTCCAACCCCCGGAGACATCCCTTCACAGTTCCGCACTCCTTCCGATTCGATCCTTACTGGTGCATCTAGTGGATTGACGGACCTTGACGTGCAAGGCTTGCTGAAGAGCATCTACAACCAGACTGGTCAGTATCGCTCGTTTGACGCAATTGTTGGCACCGACCTCAAGCGTGCATTTACAAGCCTGCTTGGAACCTCGCAGTTGACTACAACCTCCACTGCTGGAGTTTTGGCTGCTGGCGCAACCAAAGTGCAGACCTTCCAGCGTGACGCTGCTGCTGAAACCTACATCCAGTCCGTGGACGTGTTCCAAGGCGACTTCGGTACGG